CCCCCTTGGGGGTGTCTAAGATGTCAGCGATGACATTTTCTGTAAGTTAGTTACGGAGGAAAGTTGCATGGAACTTAAGGACTTAAGATATAGAGAAAAGCGTGTACCACCACCCAAGTATGGGTTGGTAAAGGTAGGCGAAAAGCGAACTCGCAATAAGCTTACCGGTGCAATCGCGGCAAAATTCGACGTAAAAGTCTCAGTTTTGCAGAATCCGATGGAGATAAAGAGAACCTGGGATGAAAAACATCTCGGACCTCCCTATCGTTCAGGCGGACCTTTCTCTTCTTTAAACATCTTACTTCCTTCTTTTGGGATGCAGGGCGTAGGTACTTATAGGACCGCGGAAAGTTATCCCGATCCAAATTATTATTATGAGTACCTTGGTGGTTTCACCAATCCCGGATTCTGGTTCGATACTCTACCACTAGCGAAGTATTTATTCACTGGTGGAGGTACGATGCCCGATTCCGTGTTGACTGGCCCTGACATAAATTCCAAGTGTTCTGAGGCCTATAATAAACTTAGGCCACATATTGAGCAAGCTGGATTGGGCGTAGCTCTGGCGGAAGCCAGAGACATACCCCGCATGTTAAAGACAACGTCCTTTGGTTTCCATAATATATGGAGAGCAATGGGTGGCGTCTCGCATGGCGTGGCAAACCCTTTAATGCGACCTAAAAAGCTCGCAGATCAGTTTCTCAACCAGCAATTTGGCTGGATCCCCTTCATCAAAGACTTACGCGATTTTCATCGCGTTTATGTCAATTCACAACGTTATATCGACCAAGTTAGTCGAGATAACAATACGTGGACGAAGCGGGTCAGAACAATTTGGCACCAGGAGACTTCGACCCCTATTACTAGTGGTATTACCCCAGATATAGAACCCTGGGGCGTATACTACGATAGTATGTGTCGTAATGTCTCCGGGCCTGGTGGTACTGGAACGTCCCACTGGTCCGCGGTCGAGGAGATTTATACTCGACTGTGGGCAGCGGGTAGTTTCAAATACTACAGGCCTGAATTTGATAGGTCCATACCTGGATATGATTCCGGGTGGAACCGCGTACAGCAATTAATGATTCTGTACGGGCTCCGATTGAACCCATCTGTGGTGTACAAAGCAACTCCCTGGTCGTGGCTAATAGATTGGTTTAGCAATGTTGGAAACACGGTTCAACGTGCGACTGACATGGCTTACGACTCTATTGTGTCACGATATATGTACCTCATGCAAACCCATGTGCGGAAGGTTGTTTTGAAACAAACTCTGCACTTTAATAGTGGGGATGTAACGTTGACTTGGTCAAGGGATTCCGAGATCAAGCAACGCCAAGAGGCTACAAATCCGTATAACTTCTGCTTGTCTGCCGGTTTAACGGCACGACAGATCTCTATTCTTGCTGCACTCGGGATATCCCGAAGGTAAAGCAAGAGTAATCGTCTGCTTCTTTTCAAGTTCAGACTTGCTTGAGAGCCAAGTTCTGAATTGAAGCAGTTAACCATCTCATTAACTCAATGGAGGTCAACTACTTTGTTCACAGACCCACAAACTGTTACCGTTAATGCTGTTGCTAAAGTGATGGCAAGAGTACTGACAGAAGGCAAAAAGGCCATCTATCAGCTTGCAGATCAAACGTTTACGTTTACGATCTCGCACCTTGTATCGAACAGTCGTGTTCGGTCCATGGTACGCATCGATCAGCGCGCTATCGTAGCAGATCCGCTTACTGCGGTAAATGACTACGAAACGTTGTCTATCTACGTCGTGATTGATCGCCCAGAAGTGGGCTTCACCGCTGCGCAGGTAGACCAGCTTACAGCCGGTCTTAAGACCTGGCTGGATACGACCGCAGGAGGTAAACTATATGGTCAAGAATCCTAAGATTCCTGCCAATAAGCCCCCCTGGTGGTTAATACTTATGAGTATGACTCCTGAATTTGTTGCTTTAGTGCAACAAATTCTTTTATCGGTGCGCAATGATTCCGATTGGAATTCACCGCCCACTGAGAAGGAGCTACCCGATAAGTAATCGTTGGTATCAGTTTGACTGATGCCTTTTGGGCATCAGTGATGTGGACTTACGTAGCTTCATAGTTTACCCCCAATTAAGGAGGAGACTTGAAAAGGAACGTAAGTGATCACCTAGAGGTTGCACAATGTATCTATATAGATGCTTGTGCTAAGTGCATCGCTGATGTCTCTGATTTACGTGATCTTATAACTATAAGATCACGGGTCGAAAACGAAGGTTTATCGTTTTTAACGATAACGCTTCCCGAATTTTGTAAGGACTTCGAAAGAAGCCTTGCTATCGGGTTTGTAGACTCAACATTCTTCGCTAGTTTTAGGAAGAATGGATCAATCCCTGCTTTTTTGCAAGGTATGATCAGTCTTGTTTTCGACCGTGAGACTGGGAGGATTTTCGATGAAGATAGTCCGCAGTTTTGTAGCGATTTATCAACTGTTGTCGATAGCGTTAGACAAATTTGTCTCACGTTTAAGAAACAGGAGATCGACTGTACGCCCGAAAGGACGACGGCCGCGCTCGCGAACTTCATCTCAATTGAGCAGTCCTTTGAACTGTTTTCAGTGCCGCCAGATGACATCGAAGAGTTTTCTTCGGTATCGTCTATGCTATGGGATAACATGTTGGGCAATTTATGCCTTGATATGCTATCTCCTAGACATGGTCCCGGCGCTACCGCCGAACGTATTTCTGGAAATCAGAAATATGATTGGCAGTATTGGTACGATCGTCTTGAGCCTTTCTTTCCGATAATTGAAAGTTCTTACGTTGTAAGTTCTTTCGAATCGGAAGAATTCAAGAAAGTTGCGATCGTTAAACCAGAAGAGGAATTACCCGTTAGGGTTACGCCTGTTCCGAAAACGTTAAAAGGTCCAAGAATCATCGCTATAGAGCCATGCTGCATGCAATATGCGCAGCAGGCTATTCGACGTCTTTTATATAAGACTATCGAATCAGATTTTTTAACGCGTGGCCACATTAATTTTGTTGACCAGAGCGTTAATCAAAAGCTGGCGCTGATTTCGTCTAAGACAGGTCAATTAGCAACGATTGATCTTTCAGATGCGAGTGATCGCGTACCGCGAGATCTTGCGATGATAATGTTTCGATCAAATCCCGATTTAAGGGATTCGATTGATTCGTGTCGATCGACGAGAGCGATTATGCCTGATGGGACCTTAGTTGGTCCCCTCAAGAAATTCGCTTCTATGGGTAGTGCTCTCTGTTTTCCAATTGAGTCGATGTATTTCTACACTATCTGTGTAGCGGCTCTTTTGAAAGTACAGAATCTCCCTTTAAGTCACGCTAACGTATTTTTGGTTAGTCGTGATGTTCATGTTTATGGTGACGATTTAATCGTTCCATCAACATTTGCGAATGCTGTTCTTGATTACCTACAAAAATACAATTGTAAGGTAAATGACTCCAAGACTTTCATTGAAGGAAACTTCAGAGAGTCTTGTGGAGTGGATGCCTACGCGGGTGACTTGGTTACACCAACTTACTTGCGGAAGCAACGTCCTAAGAACAAACGGCAAGTTTCTGAGTTAATATCCTGGACTGCGACTGCCAACCTCTTCTATAAGAAGGGTTATTGGCGGACCGCATCTCTACTGTATTTGTCTGTAGAGGATATCATAGGACATCTGCCCTATGTATCACCAGAATGCTCAGCACTTGGACGCGTATCTTTTCTGGGTTACCGTTCTGTCGAAAGATGGAACCAGAAACTCCAACGCTTTGAAGTCAAAGCTTGGGTTCCCAGACCTGTCTATCGCAGTGACAACATAGACGGATACGCGGCTCTCAGTAAAAGCCTCCTCAGACTTGAGTCCTCTCATATGAGTGACTCTCTGACTGATGTACGCCATCTCCTAGATCCTCAACGCCCCGAAAGGGGTTTTGTGGAAGCAAGAGCTGGCGACGCTTTTCATTTAGAGCGGTCCGAGCTGCGCGGTGCAGTTGCACTTCAACACCGTTGGGTGCCCTCCCAATGAGGGTAATGGTGGCTTAGCCACAAGCGGAGATTGTCCTTCTCCCGTGAGGGATCAGGACGGCAGTGCATCTCCGCTGCCC